TTTGTATATATTGCCCCAAACTCAGTTCCACCATCTTTTAATTTAATGTCTCCACCATCAGCATCGATGTTAATATCACCTGCAACATCTAATGTAAAATTACCTGCACTTTCAAGAAACCCGTCTGTGCCGTCATGGAAGAAAACAATATCTCCATCTGTGCCTAGTCTTACAGCGTGATTATCAGTAAGTCTTACATCATCAGCAAAATACGCTGTGCCTCCTGTGGACATATCAAGTTGCAGAGCTGTAATCGTGCTTCCACCATCATTGCCTTTAAATAAAAGGTCTTTATCTTGCACCTGTGACTTTAATACTAAATCACTGCTAGAGTTTCCTATGAAACCAATAGTCGTTCCACCATCTGCAAAAAGAATATCTCCACCATCAGCATCAAGAATAATATCTCCTGCAACATCTAGTGTTAAATCACCTGAACTTAAATCAATCTCAGTCCCGTCAATAGTTATATTATCAACCACGACACCTGCATTGGCTGTTACCGTTCCTGCCGCTGTAATTTTACCTGCGAATGCCGCTATTGAATCAGCTACTGTTGCATTGGGAGTAAATGTTGCGTGAGCTACCGCAGAACCTGATATTTGATTGTTTATTGTTAACGTATTGTCAGTTTCACTTGTAATTTTCCAAATGTCCGGATTATCGTCAGCCTCATCAGCCGATAAAACTAAACTCGCTGATTCGCTTTCAGCCGCTGTGATAGCTAAAGTGTCTGTATTTACATTTACATTTCCACCACCGTTGGGAGTAATAATTAAATTACCATTACTATTGGTTGTGGATATGGTGTTGCCATCTATTGTAATATTATCAACCACTACACCACCATCACAGGTGAAAACACCACTATCATTTAAAGTGGCTTTTGTAGCACCATCTACTCTAAATTGTATTGCTGAGCTTGATACTGCTCCATCTTCATCTACGCCTATTCGTAAGGTTGCACCATTTGTTTGAATGTTAGAGGTTCCTGAATCATCGGTTAAATTAATTCCTGCACCTGAGTCTGAAGAAGTAAAAGTTGCAACCGTATTTGTGGTTCCAGAATTTACTGCTAAAACACCGCCAAAAGTTCCCCCTGCGTTGAACGTAGCGGCTCCTGCGGCTGACATATCAAGCTTCAGAGCTGTAATTGAGGTAGAACTATCTGTTCCTACAAACAAAATATCCTTATCAGCAATTGCAGATTCAATTACAAAATCGTTACCACCACTAATGCTTAACTCTCCAAAAGCAGTTCCATTATCTTTTAAAAATATTTCTCCACCATCAGCATCAAGAATAATGTCACCGGCTACATCTATCGTTAAATCACCAGAGGATAAGTCTATTTCCGTACCATCTATTGTGATGTTATCAACGACAACACCTGCATTCGCAGTGACAACACCCGTCACACCTAAAGTACCGCCAATCAACATATTTCCGGCGAGCTCCAGGTCATCTAACTCATAAACAACCGCGCCAGATCCGGCGCCATCAGTGGCAACTATTTTTGTTTGACCTGCTGAGATGGCGACATTTGCACCCGATCCTTGCGTTAGCGTAAGCGTTGAATTTGTTTCATTACGCATAATCCAGGTATGAGACAACGTGTTGGGCGCTAATGTGACAGTACACGCCTGTCCACCGCCTGTAAGCCTTAGAAAAGTAGATCTAAACTCATCGTCCGCACCATCTGCCATTGTAATCGTATGAGTTGATGCATTCGCGATTGCTTCAGCACCGTGACCCATCGCAGAGCCAATAAGCTCTAAATTTGTATTTGTTGTGGTGCCCCAAGTTCCAGAACCCTCACCCGTGGCGAGTTCTGTTAGTCTTAAATCATTTACATAAGTTGCCATATGTTGTCCTCATCAAGCTACTTCTTCATAGTTTGGCGTCTGTGACGTGCTTACCTCTGATAAGCTTGGCGTCTGTGACGTACTAATCGTTGAAAGATTTGCAGTCTGAGACGTGCTGATATCGCTCAACGATGCTGTTTGTGACGTGTCCACCTCTGCATAATTAGGTGTTTGATCCGTCCCAATCTCCCCATATACTAAAACATTGGCAAGTGAAACGCTACTTTCCAATCCATCTAAGTTTACTATACTTTTAGCAATTGTCGATACATCACCAAGCCCGGAAGTGATAGATTGACCTGTCACCGAGATATTATTGTTTGTTATTAAATTGGGTGAGCCTAATGCACTGGATAATCCAAAGGTAGGCAGTGTTAAATTTGCATCCGCAGTTGTTGTAACTGATCCTAAGCTTGTGGATAAACCAGAGATGACAGGTACATTTATAATTGCTTTCGCGACAACCGTTGCGCTACCGATGTTTGCGGTTATGCCTTGCGTCGGTAAAGTGACATTGGCAAGACCTGTTACTGTCGGAGCGCCTAGGCCGCTCGTTACAGCCAATCCCGTTGGCGTGGCATTTGCCTTTGCAACGACAGTAACTGCGCCAAGTGCAGATGTAAGGCTTTGCCCACTTACCGAAACATTGGCTTTAGCATCAACAGATACCGATCCAACGCTGACTGTCGCAGATAATCCTGTTAAAGTTACAGGTAAGGCGGTGCCCCAGGCGCCTTCACCCCAACCGCCTCGTCCCCAACCATTGATGTTAGCCATCGATTTCTTCTAAGGCTTTTTTAAGATTCTCTACTGCACGCGTCATAATATCTCGCGTTGCATCTGTCATGAAATCGGTAGGCAGTGATTCTTCAATCTCTTTTATTGTTTGTTCTATCAGTTCTTTAGCAGTCATAGAGCGTCCTCCATAACTGCATAATACCTAAAAAGAGTGTTGCGGCATACCCTGTATTTTTCGATTCAATATTTTTTTAATCTTCTGCCAGGACAACTCAACACCGTGTAAAGAATGCACTTCTTTTGATATCGCCTTTTCTTTTTTATCACGAGCACGTAGTGCATAGATTGTCTTAATAATCTCTTGTTCTTCCGGTATTGGCTCTAAAAACTTACGCGTTTTGTTGCCGTGAGTCTCCTCAACCACTCTAAACCCATAAGGCACAGAGCCGCCGATAAAGTAACCACGCGATGCCCAATCACATTTACCCTCAGCAAAACGATCCGCTATCGTGGCGTGCTCTATCTCAGCAACCGCTGATAAGACCATTAGCATAATCTTATTAGCCATATCATTCATATCAAAGCGACGCTGTAAGCCTTTTGCGTTCTCTGGCCTTGGATAAACAATAGGCACCTCACCAAACTGCTCACAGAAAAACAACGTGATACCTACCTCCTCAAGATTCGGTATGATTCCTAACAGGTCATTAGCATTTCGAGATAAGCGGTCTAATCGTGTTGCTACCACCACATCATTACGATCTATTGAGTTCGTCAACTCACGCGATCCGTCACGCTCTAAGATAGGTTTTGTGCCCGATACGCCATCATCGATAAAAAACTCAGTAACCTTACGATTGTATTTTTCTTTGACAAATGCAGAGATGGCATCCTGTTGCTGACGCAATGAGACACCACTCTTCACCTGTTCCTGTGTTGATACACGCACGTAACCGTAGATATTGTTGATTACACGTAACGGTTTCACTTGACACCTCCTACAAATCCATAATTAAACATCTCTTCATGCAGACGTTGCCAATTGATATCAAGCGGCAGATCATCCTTACGACGGTCAGCAAACATAATCTTACCGTCTTTCATGATGTATACCGCATTGTAGTTTTTGGGTGCGCCATCATACTCTATATCCAAGTCGTATTTTAAACACGTACGACGCACGCGGTTGAAAAATACTTTTTTCATTTTTGCTTTATTACTAATCATATTCAATTATCTCTTTGTTCTAGTTTCCAAACTCTCCAACCGTCATCTGTCTTTCTCATCGCTGAGTGAAAGCCATGACGATTAATCACTGTTTGAAAAGATCGTGCTTTATTTATTTTCCAAAACTGCACCGAATCACCTGTCTCCATTTTATCAATCGTAGCTTTATACTTTGAACGGTTGATCGTCTCTATTGGTACATTTTTATCTATGCGAAACGCTTTCACGAAGACTGCCCATCAACGTGAATGTTGAGCGCCTTCATGGCGCTCTCGATTCTAAATAAAACAACATCTGGCATGACTTCAAAACCATGCTTTTGACATGCCTTGACGTGTTTTTCTATAGCGGCTAAATCTTCTTTCGCCATCTCAAGATAGGTATTATTAATCATCCGGCTAACCTCATCTTATCTTTACTGCCGTTCACTTGACGATTAAGACCCACTGATTTGCCTGCCTCTTGTCCTTTGTCGTAAGCGCCGGGATCTGTGATGTAAGAACGAGTTGCTTTTCGATAAGCAAGATTAAACTTATCTTTTATCAAGGCTTGCTTAATCACAATCAAGTCTTTGCCGGAGGATGCGACACTTGCCGAGGTGATTTCAGCTTCTCGCTCTTTTTTGATTTCTTCAGCTCTTTTCACAATCATGCGTACCATACCCATCTTAAATGATTGCCTTTGCTCTCTTACAGAAAACACAGGATCAAACTTGCCACGATACTTAGACGAAATCTTTTCGGTTACGCCAACAAGGTAGTCATGCATGAGTAATGCAACCTGCACGTCCTCTTTAACACCACAGAAAATTATTTCTTTACCTCTTTTGTAAGGCATCGTGGATGTTAAATAAGATGCGGCCCAGGCAAGATTCCATACCCACTTACTGTTTCTTGTCTCACCGGTAAAACCTCTTTGTAAATCATCCTTTTCAATCTTCTGCGCTTCAACGTCTGCAAACTCAATATCATGCTTTCGCATCATCGCCTCTGCTTGTCGCAACGCAGTCGTTGCTTCAGTTTCATTACTGGCGCTGTGTTTAGCCATTGCCAAAAGTTTTGTGATCTTTTCGATCATTTTGTCTCGT